TGTTGAGGCTGGCCTCAGACGCCGCAGGGAAGCCGAGGGCGCGCTATGGGGCGGTCGGGCGCCCGAACCTGCGCAGGCGTTGCCGTACAAGGTGAAGCCCAGCGATCCGTTCAGCACCAAGCTGTCGGCGCACTTCACGCTGGGCGAGTTCGCGCTGGGTGATCCGGCGCGGCGGTTTGTTGCGCAGCATCAGATCGACACCGCAGCAGAGCTGGCTGCATTCTTGGAGCGGGTGCGCGTCGCCTTTGGCGGGAAGCGGATCACGATCACCAGCGGCTACCGGCCGGCAGCGATCAACCGTGCCGTCGGTGGTGCATCAGGCAGCGAGCACCTGTACGACGCCCCAAGCGTGGGAGCCGTGGACTTTTACGTTGATGGCGTCGACATCAAAAAGGTGCAGGACTGGTGCGATCGTGAATGGCCGTATAGCCTCGGCTATGGCGCGCCGAAGGGATTCGTGCATCTCGGCATCCGTAAAGGCAGGCCACGCGTACGCTGGGACTATTAGACTCGCTGTGTAAGCCGCTACCAACGGCATGGCGATTACGTCTACAAGAGTATCGCCAGAGCTTTTGGAGATACGAATACCTTACAGCAGCACCAAGGAAGAGGCAACCTTCCTGCTTTTATCTGATATCCACCTAGACAACCCGAAATGTAACCGAAAGTTGCTGTTGCAGCACCTTGAGGAGTGCAAAGCTATCGGCGGTCATGCGTTGATGTTTGGCGATGTGCTTTGCCTGATGCAAGGCAAAAAGGATAGACGCGGCAGCAAGGGCGACATCAGGCCAGAACACCTAGGCGGCAATTACTTCGATCTGGTGTTCCGCGAGTCGGCAGACCTGCTCAGGCCATATGGCGACATGATTCTGATGATGGGCGACGGCAACCATGAAACCGCCGTGCTCAACAACCAAGAGATCGACCCGCTAGAGAACGTGGTCCGGCTCATGCGTAACGATGGCGCCGTCACCGAGCACATGGGTTATCAGGGCTTTGTGCGGTTTGCATTCCGGCAACCGGCTGGTCGTACACGCCGTTGCACGTTGTTCTTCCATCATGGTGCATGGGGCGGCATCGTTACTAAAGGCACCATGGGCGGCGGCCGCTACGCGCAGATTGCGCCTGATGCGGACATCATGCTTAACGGCCACAACCACGAGCGCAGCATCGTTGCGCACCCGTGCTACCGCATCGCGGAGAACGGCAAGGCATGGATTGAGCAGCGCTGGCACTTGCAGACCGGCACCTACAAGCAAGAGTTTGGCGCTACAGGTGGATGGGCGATTGAACGGATCGTGATGCCTAAGTCGCTTGGTGGGATATGGCTAACGCTGCGTCCACGGGAACGCGGCGGCGTTGACATCACCTGCAGGCCAACAGTATGAGGCAGTACGTCCTTGAGATCGAGTACACCATCGTGGTGGAAAGCGACAGCGACGACCCGGAGGCGGTATCAGATGATTTCGTGGCGCGGCTCACTGAGCTAGCGCCGTCCAATGATCACATCCTGGGCTTATCGGTCCAGGTGCTACCCATCCCGGAATTGCGTGGATCATTTGATTGATGGCTCCAACCTCGTATCAAAACGCAGCGCAAAGCATCAATTTAGACAACAGATTTTTGAAGCATGGCGGCATGAATGCGCGTACTGCGGCGTTCCGGCTGACACATTGGACCACATCAAACCACGCCATAAAGGCGGCGCCACAGTCGCTAGTAATCTTGTCCCCGCATGCCGTAATTGCAACCGCAGAAAGGGCAGTGAGGAATGGCGGGAGTGGTTTAGCCGTCAGGAGTCATGGAGCGTCGATCGCGTTCTAAAGATTCAGGACTGGTCGATTGATTCAACATCTGATGATAAAAAATGATCGCTTGCCAGTCTTGCGCGTGATCTTTGCACATGCCGTTTAGGCAGACACGCCACACGTCACCGTGTCTTTCGATTGTCGGTTCCAAGGGGCGTGTCCGCCAGCGGATTGCGCATCAGCATACGAAGCCGCATGATGCCACGCTGCTGGATGCTGTACAGCCGCGTTTTGTTGATGCCTGTCATCTTTTCCAGTTCCGCCCATGTCATGGGCTGACTGATCATTCGCGCTTTTAGCACCGACTGCGTGGTTTCATCGAGATACTTAACAAAATACTCCATAACCTCTTGTATGTCTTGCCTTTTTGATATATCTTCCTCGTCGTAGCTTGGGTCTGCAATTGTGTCTGCAATGGTGTTGTTTTCTGAATCGCTGATGTACTGGTCAAGGCTGGTCACGCGGTAACTTTGCCGCAGCAGCATTGACAAGTCCTTTGGGTCCATGTCCAGATGCTCCGCCACCTGACTGGTGCTTGGTGCCTGGCCTATCTCATGGCTTAGGTCTTGGATGGTGCGGTTGATCTTGTACAGCATTTCATGCACACCAATCGGCAGCCTGATCACGGCGTCATAAGTGATCAGAGCCCTGGTGATGCCCTGGCGAATCCACCAGTAGGCGTAGGTCGAGAACTTGTAACCGCGAGTCGGGTCAAACAGGTCCACAGCGCGGGACAAACCGATGTTGCCTTCTTGGATCAGATCCATGAACTCAAGCGTCTTGTTCTGGCGCTTGTCGTACTTGCGGGCGATATGCACCACAAGCTGCAGGTTGGAGTGGATAAATCGCTGCCGGGCGCGTTCACCGCTGCGCACCTCGCGCTGTTCATCTTTTGTTAATGGCCTTTCCAGTTGTTGCAGTTCTTTTAGTCTTGCGACGCGTCTGCCAAGTTGTATCTCCTGTTGCGGTGTCAACAATGGATACTTGGCGATACTGTTGAGATAATCCTTGATAGAGTCCGACATGATGAATCCATTGGTTCACACGATAGAAGCACAGTTTCACGGCGCTGCCAATGCCAGCATGTTGCGAGCACTGCATCAGCAGCAAGACTGGAATGCGCTGCTGGAATATGCGCTGCTGCTGGCCGAGCAGGAGGCCAGCCAGCGATCGCAAATCACATGGCTAGTACGCGAGTCGATGCGCTCATGCAGCGTCGAGCCGTGGCATCTTGCTGCGGCCGAGGAACTGCTTAGAGGCCGCGACTAGCTTGTCGTTGTTGTAACTGCCGGTCAGGGCGTAGCTGAGCGCTGGCCGCTGGCTCATGCGGAAGAACACCATTTGACCGATCTTGAGCCCTGGGTAGATCGGCAGCGGCTGCAGCTGGCGGGCATTCTTCAGTTCCAGCGTTAGCGCGCTGCCATGCCAGCCGGGGTCAGCGTAGCCGGCGTGCAGGTTCTCGTAGCCTTCACGGGCGCGGCTGGACTTGAGGAAGAACAGCCCAGCCACGTCCTCAGGCATGACGAACGTCTCGATCGTCTGCGCAAGGATGAACTGCCCTGGCACCAACTCGTATGGATGGTCAGCGGTGTAATTCTTGATCGACAGCGGAATCATCTGGTGGGATTCCACCGACTCCAGCATGATCAGGTCGCCCAATCGAAGGTCCAAGCTGGCAGGATTAATCAGCTCTGGCTGGTGATGATGCACCATGCCTTGCCGAATCAGATCGTGAATCTCGGTGTCAGACAGGATCACTGTTACGGATGGCGATGATACGTTTTTTGTCGGACCACTGCAGCAGGCATCGCGGCACTCCTACCTCAGCTGGTTGCTGGGTGTACCAGCGATGCCCGCATGCTTTGCAATGGCGGCGCCTGACAATTGTGCCATTGTCAAGCTGATTTGTCATGACAACGTAAGTTTGTTGTGATGAGCAATCAGGGCATGAGATTTGAATCGCGGGCATCTTCTAGGTCTTGTGCCATGACTGCTGCGCTACGCAGCATGGTGCTGAGTTTGATCGGCCGCATGTTTTTCCAACAGGCGTACCTGATGGCATGACGGAAGCCCATACTAATGTTGCCGTCGCCTAGCTTGCGGGCAGCTTCAATCTCCTCACGGCTCATGCGGATGTTGACCGTAAGGTTGCGGCCTTTGCCGTCAGGCTTGCGATCATTTAACCGATCAGCCATTGCATGTACCAATTGGCTTTGCGCAATGACTCTGTGCCCTGTTTGTGTTTTTCACGCCAGACATATTTGAGCACATTGCCTTTGCAGTAACCCCGGAACTCCTCCGGGGTCAGTGCTGCTTGGATCGCTTCGATGCACTCAATGCCACCTTGCGTGTAGTGCGCTGGGTGATTAACTGGGTCGCTCATCCTGCACCAGCTCCATCAGTTTGAGGATGTGTTCAGCAAAGGCGACGTGGGTCATGATGGCATGGGTGCGTGGTGGCATCCCATAGCTGTCACGCCACCACTCCTCAAACGCTGCTTGGATTGATGTGTTGTTCATAAAGCCCCGTGTAAAGTGCGTGCATTGGGTGGTCGGGGTTATCCCGGCCATCCTCGTGGTATAAGCGCTCAAGTAGCTCTTGGCGCTCGTTGTCCTTTTTGATGTCGCTCATCAAAATGCAGCCTCCGACTCGGTTGCCTTAGCGCGTGGCAGATACTCAAACCGTTGCACGTTCAGCACATGCTTACTGCGCTTGGCACCTGACTCCTTATCAGTCCAGTCTTGGCGGCGGATGGCACCTGTCACCATGATGCTGTCGCCTTTTTTGCAGTTGTCGGCAATCATCTCGCCGCCTTTGCCCCAGACCTCTACATCAATGGCATTGTTGATGTAATTGCCATCTTTGTCTTTGCCTTCGCTGATGCCACCACCGAAGTTACAAACACAAGTGCCAGAATCAAAAAACTTAATCTGCGGTTCGCTAATAATACGAACGACGCCGGAAGCATAGAGGCTCATGGGTTGATCGGGGTAATGGAGTTGGATTCTTCAAAGGCCAGCACATCCGCTATGGGATACCTGACACGCGACTCACCTAAGGGCAAGCCGAACCGTGGGACCGTGTAATAAGACGGTCCCTGGTTACGCAGCCGCTGGGATTTGATAGTGCTTGGCTTCAAGCCCCAGCGTGCTGCTAGCTGCTCAGTCGTCAGATACAAGGTCAGCCTCCTTTTCGAGCATCTGCTGCAAGAGCTTGTCGTGTTGCTCTTGCGTCAGGTCGCCGTCCTCCAGGCGTTTCGCCATGCGGGGTTGCAGATCTTCGAGATCCTGCAGGCTCTTGGCCTTGGCGATGGCGGCAGCACCAGCGGTAAAGGTCTTGCTGGTGTCCTTGGCCTTGACGGCAGGTAATGCAGGTGCATTGTCTGCTGTGATGGTGACCGTCTCTGATGCCTGGTCCATCTCGTCGGTGGTATAGACACCAGACATGTCCGCAGGGAACGCTTTACGCAGCGCCAGTGCCTCAGAGCATTTGGCGATCATCGCGGCGGGCATCTTGGACCACAGTCCTTGGCCACCGTTGTAGTCCGCAAAGCGGGCAACACCAACGAACGGATGCTGGCTGCCTTTGCGCCAGATGGTGGTCTTAGCTGCAGCAGGCGGCTTGGCTGCAAGCCACACATCACGCCAGTCGCCCTCCTCGCCGCACCATTCGGTTTGGCTGCCGTCAAGCTGTCCGGTGCGCTCGGCAATGGCACGCAGGCCATCAATGCCGGCCTGGATGGTCATCTTGCCGCCACGCTTGATGGCGTAGATCTGCTTGCTAAACGGATCTAGCCCAGTGCGCTGACAGGCGTAGGCAAACAGCCGCAGCTCGTCATTGGTGCATCCCGGTGCAATAGTGCTGCTGATCAGTTGGACCTGATCAGGGGTCCATGTGGTAATTGCTGTTGACATCAGAAGGTTTGGGTTTCGATGGGATTTGTCGCCCACTTAGGCAGGCTGATGGTCTGAATGATCGTGTCCCCGTAACCCGGCCACACATTGGCGGCATGGCATCCGGCGATCACGTCCATGCCATTGTCGCGCATGGTCCGCCCTAGTGCAAGGGCTTCGCTGTCGAGTTCGTAAACCGCAACAGCGTGCGGGTAGGTCTTCTCGACTGCCACGAACACAAACCGGTCGGCGCCGTGCAAGCCAGCAAGGTAATGCGCTGCTTGGATGTGGTAGCCGAAGGTTGCCACGCTGCGGGCAAATGCGTCTGGGCTGGCGTCGGTGGTGGTTTTGATGTCCACTACGGTGCTGCCCTGATACCAGTCCGGGCGGCACTTGCAACGCATGCCGGTGGCTAGGTCATCCCACCAAAACGACTGCTCGGCTTTGCCCTCTTTAAGCAGTGCATACGCTGCAGGGTGTGCCTGCACCGCAGCACTCATGCCCATGGCAAGTGCCATGTCGGAACTGGTGACCACCTCGATGCCCTCGGCCTCCATGGCCGCGGCTTGCTCTTTGCCGGCCTTGGTGTTGCGCGGTGCGCAGATGCCGTAGCGCTGCAGCAGCTCCTCTGGTTCGAGGATGGCGCAATGGGCAAGGCTGCCCAGCTTCATCGCGGCAGTCGGTTCAACCGGCTTACGGTTGGGGTCAACGTACCGGCTCCAGTAGTGGTAAGGCGACTGCATTACCGCCTTCAGGTGACTGGCGCTGACGGCTGGGTCGGCGTGGTACTGCTCGTTGGTGATCGTCATTTTTGCCTCAGTTGTTTGTGGATCAGGGTCTGGGGTCCGAAGCAATGCAGCAGCTGCGGGAACGCTTGAAACAGTGCTTGGCGGTTGTTCGAGTCAGCAACCAGCCCTGCATCAGCAAGGCGTGAGATGAACCCGCCGCCGTGCTGTTTGGCGGTCTGGAATGTCCAGAAATCGTCTGAAGTCATGGGTAGGATGGCTGTGGTAGGGATGACGGGGGTGTGGCGCCCCCGTCGTTTTCTATGCCAGTGCTAAACGGACGCGGTAACGGCTGATGTGCATGTGTTCCGCAATGCGGCGCTGCGACCAGCCATAGCCACGCAGCCGCTTGGCACGTTGCTCGGTTGACTCCGTTGCCCATAGCAGCACCAGTAATGGCAGCAGCAACAGGGCAAGGATCAGGGTCAGTGTGGTTGTCATGGGTGGGATCTGTGGTGCAGGCGGGTTGCCTGCGTGGTCACACCATACCACCCTGGTTATCCATGGTCAACCGTTGGGCATCCTCGACGCTGCGTGCCACGCCAGCAATGCCGCCAGCAGCCTGGACGGCGTCAAGCCACTGCTGCTGCTCTGGCCGCAGCCTGCCGGTTGGGGTCTTGACCTCGATGCTGGTAAAGATCGCAATGCGCTGGCCGACCATCTCAGGGGTCACCGTCACCGTGCGCCATCCGATCAGGTCAGCACTGCCTTTGCATAGGCCGAACTGCACCGGGCGGCCGTTGGCGTCCTTAAGCGTGCCGGTGTTGTTGCGGAACACCTTGGTGTCGCCGTGGCTGATGGCCAGCCGGATCTCCTGCTGGATGCGCTGCTCGCTCACTCATAGCCCATGCCGCTTGGCCAACCTAGCTTGATACACGCGCTCTGCCCAGCCGCGCTTATAGCCGCGTTGCTGCGCCAGCTTGCGGAGGTCATCCAAGGACTGCGCACTGCCTTGCTCGCGTTTGCGCTCGCGTGTGGTCAGCTCTTGCAGCTCACCCTCAACTACCTTTAGCTCCCTGGTCTCCTGCGGCGCGAACACATGCCCGCAGTCAGGGCAGACCTGCGTGGCGCTCATGCTCGTGGCAAAGCACACCGGGCACACCTTGACGCTGGGTGGGCGGTCGCTATCCCGCTTGCGCATGCCGTCTAGGGTCCAGTCGCGGTCCTCTAGGTGATGGCCAAGCCGCAGCGTGTTGCCGACGTGGTCCAGCACCACAGCGGTTTTGCCATGGCTAGGTCTCAGGCATCGGCCGATCATCTGCAGGTGCAGCCCGACTGACTGCGTTGGCCTGAGCAGGATGCACCCGCCGACGCTGGGCACGTCTACGCCTTCACCAATAAGTGAGCACGATGTAAGCACCTTGATGCGGCCAGTGCCCAATGCTGTCAGCTGGTCTCTGCGCTGGTCGGTGGTCATGGTGCCGTCAATGCTGGCGGCAGGGATGCCTTGCGACAGGAAGAGGGCAGCCACTGCCTCGGCATGCGCCACGCTGCAGCAGAATGCGATCGCCGTCTGCCCTGCCAGGTGCTTGCGGTAATGGCTGCAGCAATCGCCCATGATGGTGCCGACGCGCTGCTCGGCTTCTTTGGTGTCAAAGTCACCCATCCGCTTGCGCAGGCCGGTGGTATTGAACCCCGGTGGTGCCAGCACGCGGGCACTGGCTAGGTAGCCGTTATCAGTCAGCCAAGCAGCGCTGGGTCCTTGGACCATTGCCTCATAGTGGTCGCCAAGCCCGCGTCCGTCGCCACGGCATGGCGTCGCTGTCACGCCTAGGACATGCGCCTGCTGGAAGTGCTGCAGCACCGTTGCCCACTGACCGGCATTGGTGTGGTGTGCCTCGTCCACCACCAGGAGCTGGAAGAACCCAGCCGGCAGCTTATGCAGCCTGCGGGCAAGGGTCTGCACTGAGGCCACCTGCACCGCATGGCTTAGGTCCATGCTGCGACCTGCTGCAATGCGGCCATGACTGACGCCCATGGCCGTGAGGCTGCGGCTGGCTTGGTCGAGCAGCTCGGCACGGTGGACCAAGATGCAGACGCGGTTGCCCTTTTTGGCGGCAGATTGGGCGATGTAGCTAAAGCACACTGTCTTGCCGCCACCGGTCGGCAGGACTGCTAAAACCGTGCGCTTGCCGAGCTGATACTGCAGGCGGATGTCGGTGATGAGTTGCTGTTGGTAGTGGCGGAGGTTCATTGCCATTGGTCGCTCTTGCCAGCGTTGCAGTCACGGCATAGCACCTGCAAGTTGTCAGGCTCATTGGTGCCCCCTTTGGATACTGGATGGATGTGGTCTATCTCAAGCGTGGCGCCATCTTTTGCTGTTGCGCCGCACATCTGGCAACGGTAATCGTCGCGTTTAAGGATGTCAAAACGCAGGCTAGGCTTGATTGGTTGGCGCTTGGGTTGTATCCATTCTGGAATTTCCACTTGATTCTCTTTGCACCATGCAATAATATGGGCATTATGAATACCAGGTAAAATTTCACATTTCCATTCGCTCCATAAAGGGTTGCCACAATGATCCATAAATGACAATCGACCTTCAAATGGGCAGCATTGGCATTCAGCATAAAAAGCTACGGTGTTATCACAATCTTGCATATCAGTCCATCTAGCAGTTTTATGCCTGCTTAAACTTTCTTCGCCGCAATTTGGGCAAATCAAATAACTGGTAACGGGATCAATTTTTGGTATAGAGCGATGGCCAAAGTCTTTGCGCCAATGGCTAGAACTGCAAAGCATTGGAGTGTGCATCAAGTACCTTGACACCCTAGCACGACCCGCTAGACTGCGCAAGTATCCGCTAGGAACCGTGGCCTTATCCCATCCGTTGGCAGTCCAACTCACACCAGAGCAGATGGCATGGCTCGATGCTCGCCGTGTCGCCGGCCTGTCCCGTAGCGCCGTGCTCAGGCTTGTCGTTGAGCAGGCCATGCGCCTTGACAAGCAAGGCCTCCTGCCCGCCACTGGGCGTCGTGAGTCATGAGTAGCGACCTGTTAGCGCAGCTCATGAAGCTGCCACGTGACTGGTCTTATGTGCCAGTTGATGGCGAAAAACGGCCATACATCAAAGATTGGCAAGATGGCCACATCACTCGCGCCCAGCTTGGTAATGAGCTGAAATGTGGCCGCGCCAAGGCAATTGGCGTCTGCTGCGGCACCCTTAGTGGTGGCCTGCTGTTCGTTGACCATGACGGCAAATCTGCGTCCGGGCTTTTTGATGACTGGGGCATCCCGGTCAGCTCGTTGCCGCAGTCTTGGACCGTAACCAGTGGCCGCGACGGGCGGTTTCAGATCATCTACCAAGTTCCTAAGCACTACTGGGCAGGGATCCGCACCCGCAAATACAAGACCGGCGTCACGGATAGCGAAGGGAAGCCCGAGCAGGTTGAGCTGCGCTGGGATGGCTGTCAGTCCATCGTTGCCGGCGCGCACCCCCTGACCAGTGGCTATAGCTGGGTGCCAGGGCGCTCACCTGCCGATCTGGACATTGCCGAGGCACCTGCCGACCTGATAGCACGCATGTTGCGCCAACCGATTCAGCCGCCGTTGCCGTTGGTGACTGCTGCCGGCAGTGACGACACAGCGCGAGCGCGGTCATATCTCGAAGCGCTGCAACCCAGCCGCGCTGATGACTATGACCAGTGGCTTGAAGTTGGCATGGCGCTCCATAGCGTCGATGATGCCTTGCTGGCTGACTGGATTAACTGGTCAGCCCAGTCATCCAAGTTCAAGCCCGGTGACTGCGAACACAAGTGGCGTGGCTTCAAGTCCGGCGGTGGCATCACCCTTGGCACCCTTGGCCAACTAGCCAAGCAAGATGGCTGGCGCGGGCGGCAGCAACTGGAGCCTCCCCGGCGTGAGCGGCCGGCGGGCAAGCAGCCGCCGTCAGCGGTGAACCCGCAACTGCAGCCGATGAATGCTGCAGAGCTGCTCAACCTGCTGCGGCACGGCGACAGCGCCTACCGCTACAACACATTTACCCAGCGCATTGAGGTAGACGGCGCACCAATTGAAGGCGCCGAGCGGTTTTACCTCACCTTGGCCGAGATGGGTTACAAGGTCTCCAAAGAGGTCGCCCTGGACTGCATTGTGCAGGTGGCTAACGAGTCGCCATATGACCCAGTTGTCGAGTACCTCGACCGCGTTGCCGCCACTGTGGCACCTGCCTACATTGAAGCGCTGTCCACCGCCTACCTGCGTCCTAGTGATACCCCTGGCACCATCTACGACGAGATGCTTAAGCGCACGCTGATAGGTGCTGTCGCGCGTGCCTACAACCCTGGATGCAAGCACGACACAGCATGCGTGATCATGGGCGACCAAGGCGCCTACAAGTCATCGTTTTGGGCATGCCTTGGCCATGACTTTTTCAGTGATGCCTTAGGTGACATCAGCAGCAAAGATGACCTGATGGTGTTGCACAGGTCATGGATTATGGAGTGGGCAGAGCTTGACCATGTAACCAATCGCAAGCACGCAGGTCAGGTCAAAGCGTTCCTATCGCAGGCAGTCGATATGTTCCGTGTGCCGTATGGTAAGGCAACCGAGGCATTCCCAAGGCGCGGAATTATTGTCGGCACGACTAACCGCACGACCGGCTTTTTGGTGGATGAAACTGGCAACCGCAGGTTCTGGGTCATACCCACCACCAAGACGCAGGCGGACCAGATTGACACCGCCGCGCTATTGCTGGAGCGCGATGCAATATGGTCTGCCGCTGTTGCTGCATACCGCGCAGGTAAGACCAGCAGGCTGCCAATGCAGTACGAGGTGAAACTATCCGAGGAGAATGAATCTTACGTCGTTGATAACCCTTGGCAGGCTGAAATTGAGGACTGGTTGCGTAGGCATGGCGAGATTGATCTAACCACTGAAAAGTTGCTTACTGAGGCCATTAAGAAGCCCGTTGAGCGCCAGACCAAGGCGGATCAGATGCAGGTTGCGGACGTGCTGAAGCGGCTCGGGTACAAGCGGTACCGCAGCGGCAAAGGGTCAAGCAGGGCATACGTCTACCGGAAGTAGTACCCCACCTAGGTGGGACGGGTACCCCACCTCGGAATCGCTCAGATGCCTTGCGCCGCAGGCGATGTCGGGCAGGTGCCCCACCTGTCCCGCGTCCCACCTCGGTCTCAAACTTCCCTACGTTCCCTTCGTGTCCCTCTATTCCTTTATTTGTTTTGATATAGGTGGGGTTAGGTAGGGTACGTGGGGAACAGCCGCTCTGTGACTGGGTTTTGGCGGTACCCCACCTCGTCCCACCTTGCCTTTAGGTGGGGAACTGCCTTACGGTGACTGGATGAAAGAAGTCAAAGTCCGGTTTGAGCCTGCAGACCTGGTGGCGCTCGACCAGCAGGCGGCCATGGCAGGCGTGAGCCGCAGCGAGTTGATCCGTAGCAGAGCGCTGGTGTCGAATTGCGACGGTGGCCTTACCGTTGCGCGGTACCACCGACTAGTGTCCGACGCGCTTGCCAATGTGCGCGGGGACATCCCACGGCGCATGGTTGAGCAACTTGTTGCTTATGTCATTACATGGATCGCATCAACATCGCAGCCAAGCAGCAACCCGTGATCAACCGGCTCCATGACGCCATGGAGCAAGCGCTTGCATACGCCTCTGCCATCCGCGACAATGCCCAAGATGATCAGCAGCCCATCCCGGCTGAACTGGTTGCATCCTTCGCCGCTGACTACGAGCGGATTGTTTCCATCCTTACCGACGCCGCCACATGAAACTCATCACCACGCAGGCTGATCTCAGCCATGCACTGCGCGCCATCGCCCCAGCCGTTGGCACCGGCAACAGCCACCCGATCCTGAGCTGCTGCCTGATCGCCGCCGATGCTGGCGTCATGACCGTCACCGGCTTCAACCTGGAACTCGGCATCACGGTGTCCGTGCCGGCAGCCATAGACACACCTGGCACCGTGGCGCTGCCGTATCGGCTGCTGGCGGGCTTGGTAGGCCGCATGGACGACGGCGAGCCTGTGACGCTCTCAGACGGTGCTGTGAGCGCCTCCAGCGCTTCTTATGGGCTTGCGGTGCAGGATGCAGCCGATTACCCGGCAATGCCCGTTGTGGAGGCTCCTACCGCTGAGTTGGATCTGACCGCTGGCGTGCGTGCCTGCATGGCAGCCGTCAGCACCGACAGCAGCAAGCAGATCCTCCAAGGCATCCATATGGCAGCCGGCTTCATGGAGGCCACCGACGGCCACCGCATGATGCGCGTACCCGTAGCGCTGCCGGACGGCCTTGATTTGATACTGCCCGCCAGCACGATGAAGCTGCTGCAGGATCGCACGGTCACAGTGGCTGCAACAACCGGCCAAGCGGTCATTAATGCAGGTGACGGCATTACCATCTACAGCCGCCTCCTTGACGGCAAGTTTCCCAACGTGGCAGCGCTGGTGCCGACCAGCTTTGAGCATGCCATGACCCTCGACCGGCACCGCTTTGCTAGATGCCTGGAGCGTGTCGCCCTGATCGCAGAGGCGCACAACTCCGTGGTTAAGCTCACCGCCGGCGCAGGCGGCTTGGCCATCACTGCCGAGGCCGATGCCAACAATGGCAAGGAGCTGATCACCTACGACGGCACAGCCGCTGGCGCCTGGGCGTTCAACGTGCATTACCTGCTCGATGGCCTTAAAGCCATGCGCCAAGCGGAGACTGTTACACTGTCGGCCAATAGCGCAACAACGCCGGTCGTGCTAAGGCCGACTAGCATGACAGAGCAGACGTATCTCATCATGCCGATTCAAATCCGGGAGTAATACAATGGCGCGCAAGTGCAACAATACAGAGTCAGAACAGCGCACAAATGCTGTCTATGACTTGCTCTTGCGCGCTCACAGTAGAAAGCAAATCATTCAGTTTGCCGCAGAAAACTGGGGGGTCGGTGAGCGTCAAGCTGATGCTTATATCGCCCGCGCTCGTGAGCTGCTATCTGCTGATGCCAAGCTGGAGCGGTCCCAGTGGCTAGAGGCTGCCATTGCACGAGCGATGGAATATGAACGCCGCGCTGCCGAGAAAGATCAGCTCAACACCGCGCTGATTGCACTGGACAAACAAGCCCGGTTGCTGCGGTTTGAGATGAGCTAGTTAACCTGCTTGTATTGCAGGGTTAGCCATGGCACGTCGTTTCGCACGAGACAACCGAGGCAGGTTTGCTCCAAAGGGCGCAGGCGCTACTGCTCGTGGCGGCCGCCTTAAGACTGCCAGCGGCAAGAAGCGTGCAACGCAGACCATGCAGGCAGGTGGAGCCAAGCCTTCCGGCGCCATTAAGGGCAGGGTGAAGCGCGACCCTGGCGCTGCCGGGAAGATTGGGCAGGGCAAGACAAGGGCATCCAAGCCGGCTCCTAGCGCAGCAACGATTGCACAAGTGGGAAGGGAGAGGCGCGCCACACGCAACTTGAATGCCGCGATGAAACGCGAGGGTGAGGGTCCCAACAGCAAGGCATCGCGCAGCGCATCAGTCGCCAAGCGAGCCCGAGCAATCTATGCAGGCAAGGTTGACCCCAAGGCAAAGACCGGAGCCCGGCTGACTAAGACAACCGATTCTGAAGCGCTGCGGAAGCGGATGAAGAAGATGAAGGACAACAACGCAGCCAAGCCCGCTAGCAAGCCAAAATCAGCGCAGGACTTAGTTAATGCCAGTGTTCGCAAGGTGCAAAATCAAAAACTTCGCAACCTGAACGCTCAAATCAAAGAAGCCGGACCAAATGCTGCTGGCTTGCGGCTTCAAAAGCTGCAACTCCAAAGCAATATGTCATCTACTAGGCCGAGGACCACAGCAAAGCAAGCTGCAAAATCAGCCAAGCAAGACGAGAGCATTCGCGGCCGAATTGCAGAAATGCGTCGTCAAAGCGGTCGTGTACAAAGAGCCGAAGCAAATCGCCAGCGCACCGCTGATGTACGGACTGGTGCTGCTGCAGGCTCTAAGGCATCTTTCGCTAGGCGTCCGAGCGCCAAGACAACAAGATCGAACCTGAGAGCAGAACGCGCTTTGGCTTTTTACAGCAATCCAGCAAAGGCATTGCGAGAAGTTAACAAGAAAAAGCCAGGCTTTCGCCTACCTCGTGGGATGCGCTAAGCTCCAGCCGACACCACGTCACACCATGGAAGACTTCCTTGCTGCAGTCGCTCAGGCCATGAGCGACTCTGAGCTGACAGCCGTTGAGCTGATCGGCTGCTTTGAGATCGTCAAGGCTGAGTTAATGGAATCACTGTTTAACGCTGACGAAGAATGAAACCTACTGTTACGGCTGTTGGCCGGCTGCTTAAGCCCAAAGGCGACGAGCCGCGCATTCTGCATAGGATCGCTGTTCAGCCTGATGGCAGCGTTAAGACAGTTGTCCGCAGGGTTCTGTGAGCATTGTCAGCGGCATCTGCGAACCAGTGCCGCTGCTTGCGTTTATGCAGCAGCAGACGCCAGAGGATACGGGTGACCTAGTTGCTCGTATCCGAGCTGACCTGCACCCTGGGCAGCTTGCGTTTGTGGATGACACCGCTACGCAGATCCTTGGCATCAGTGCGGGCTATGGCGCCGGCAAGACCAGGGCGCTATGCGCCAAGGCTGTGATGCTGGCGGCAGTCAATCAGGGCTTTATTGGCTGCGTGATGGAGCCGACCGGACCACTGATCAGAGACATCTGGCAAACGGACTTTGAGGCATTCCTTGAGGCGTACGACATCCCGTACACGTTTAGAGCGTCGCCATTGCCGGAGTACATGTTGCACCTGCCGGGTGGTGACACTAAGATCCTGTGCCGCAGCTTTGAGAACTGGTCTCGCATCATCGGCTTGAACCTTGCCTGGGTTTTGGCTGACGAGATCGACACCGTGACGCCCAGCATTGCCAATAAGGCATTCCCAAAGATCCTTGGCCGACTCCGCAGCGGCAACGTGCGGCAGTTTGGTGCGGCATCGACGCCGGAGGGGTTCCGGTGGATGTGGAACACGTTCGGCAGCGATGAGGCCAAGCAGCGGCCAGACCGGCAGCTGATCAAGATGCGCACTGCGGACAACCCACACCTGCCGCCGGACTTCATCGAGCGGCTGGAAGCCAACTACGACCCCAGCCTGCTGCGAGCGTATCTAGACGGCGAGTTCGTCAATCTGACAACTGGGCAGGTGTATGACCGCTTCGATCGGGCGAAGCATGTCACGACCACAGTGCCGGACATCACCCGCGAGCCGGTGCGCGTTGGCATCGACTTCAACGTGGGCAACATGTCTGCCGTGATCGCCGTGCGGCTGAATAATGGCCTGCTGGTAATCGACGAGATCGCCGGTGCGCATGACACTGACGCCTTGGCGCAAGAGATCCGTCGCCGGCACCCGCAGCAGCAGATCTACATCTACCCCGACGCGAGCGGTGGCAGCCGCAGCACCAACGCCAGTCAGACCGACATCCAGATCTTGGAGTCCTACGGCATGTCGAACCAGTCACCACGCAGCAACCCGCCGGTGCGTGACCGGGTAGCAGCCGTGCAAGCGCTGCTGCAGAACGGCAAAGGGCAGGTGCGGCTACAGGTAGCGCAGGGCTGCCGTCGCGTGATCGAGTGCCTGGAGCTGCAGTGCTACAACGACAAGGGCGAGCCGGACAAGGATGCTGGCTTTGACCACATGAACGACGCGCTCGGTTACCTGGTGTGGCGTGAGTTCAACCCGCTGCACGCTGGCGCTGGCCGCAGCACTGGGATCAGGCTTTATTGAGGTTTGCAACAAAGGCGCACCACGGCGGCAGACGGTGGTATCTTTTGCTCACGGCCAGCCGGCCGCCCACTTACCATCCCAACCATGGTCACCAACCCTTGGCTCAATCGCTTCGCAGCCCTTGCGCTGCTGTTCATGATCTATGGCGTCGGCGTCAGCGTCGGCCGTGATCAAGCAGTGCAAGCGCATCACAACCACCCGGCCTGCCATCAGGGACTGAAGCCGTAAACTGACACCATTGTCAGCAGCTAGCGGTCGTGTATACCGGGTACAACTTCTACGACCGGCCGCTAGCGCAGCGCACCGTTTCAAAGGTCAATGACCCTAATACGAGTTGGTACGCACAGGAGCCGCATTGGATCCTGATTGAGGATCTGCTGCAGGGCACCTATGGCATGCGCAAAAAGCATCGCCGTTACCTGCCGCAGGAACCACGCGAGCTAGACGAGTCCTACGACAACCGCCTAGC